ATCAATAGTCTTATTGTTGCCCGTGTGGTTCACTATATAACACAAGTTCCACAGAGCATAATAACCCGTAGGAACAGTGTAAACAGTGGTCTTTGTCGCGGCTGTTAGGTTGTTACCTACGGATACTTGTCTCATTCTTCGTCTTTCTTAGCAGGACGACCACGCTTCGGTGCAGGCTCTTCTTCTTTGACTTCTTCCTCTTCGACCTTCGTGTAGTCGGGGTGCGTCAGCATTGCCTTGATGTCGTGTTCCATCTCAAACGAATAGACAGAACCGGAATATTTGCACATGAATTTCATTCAATTCTCCAATGACAAAAAGGGAAGACCCCCGTAGGAGTCCTCCCTAGTTGTTTACTTAGGCCGGAACAGCCAGAGCAACAGCAGCGCCGTCGCGCAGTTCATCGCAGCCGAACAGAACGTCAGCCGTGAACAGCGTACCAAGGTACTCTTGCTTGTACTGGGTCTGGGTACGAACACCCATCTGCTCAACCAGAACAGCGAAGTCCTTGTGAGCCAGCAAGCAGATACGGGTAGCCGTAGAGCCAGAGGTCGTGTCAGCGTTAGAGGTCACGAACACGGGGATGCCGTACACGTTGCCGATTTCGCCGTTACGGATGGTGTTGTTACCGCCCTGCTCGCCCACGAAAGCCTGCTCGGTGAAACGAGCAATGCCCATCAGGGTGTTGCGGGTAGACGGGGGAACGATCAGGAAACGACCGTCCATTGGCACATCCTGGTCGTCAAGACGCTGGATCGAACGACGGATAGCGGCGTCGGTCAGAGCGCCAGAACCCGTGTTGGCACCGGCGTTGTAAGCCGTCGTGCCGTCAGCACCAGAGAAAGCACCGCTGTAAGCAGCCGTACCACCACCGCCTTGAACCTTGCGGCCCAGACGGATCAGGGTCGTGTCCACTTGACGGCCCAGAGCGTAGCCAGCGTCGTCCGTGTAGAACTGACGCAGCGACGACAGGGCTTGGGCTTCCACGATGTCTTCGATCAGACGCGAGTATTCCCAGTGTTGGTCGATAGCAACCGTCTTCTCGCCTTCGGTAGCGGCGATCAGGGTCACTTGGCTGCCAGCGGCCTTAGCCGAAGCATCACCACGGGTGGGGGCGGGAATGTGAACGGTGTCACCCTTCTTGCCCTTGAAGTTCATCTTCTTGATCAGGTTAGCGGCAACAAGAGACTTCTTGTAAGCAGCAACGATCTCATCACTCCATACCTCCGGAATGAAGGTAGCAGCGGTGGTAACGGTAACGTTATTAGTACCTAAAGGCATTTGATTCTCCTAAAACAAGTTATTTATTTAACCCGCCCTTCAGAGTACGCAGCCATGATTTCAGGTTGTAAGGCTTCGTAACGGGCAGGGTCTGTCATGCGTAGCCGGATAAGGTCGGCACGGCGATAAACTTTCTTAGAAGACTCCCCGGTTCCACTTACATCCACAGCAGCGGCTTTCATCTCGGTCTGTCGAACTTCCTTAGCAGCCGTAACCGCTTCGTTAGTACGAGTGCCTTTGATAGCCTTGAAGGTAGAAATCAACTCATCAGCAGCGTTAAAGTCGTACTGTGCATCAGCCAGTGCGTACATGTTCACGCGCATCGGAGAAGATTTAACCCACGCTGCAAACTCAGGGTCTTGAACCACATTAGCAAAGTCCGGATGCTTCTTGGCCAGTGCTGCTTGCGTCTGTAATTGACGCATTTGCATAGCAGCTTGCTTGGCAGCCAAAACATCAGGATGACTTGCTACAGCCTTTTGAACGGCTAACTTGGGGTCTTCAAAAAAGTCTAATTCGTTTTCTACTTCTGGAGGCTTCTCTTTCTTCTGAGAGAGTTGTTGCTTCAGTAGCTCATCAGCTAACCGTCGAACTTCACCAACCTCCTGTGCCTGACGACCAATGAGCTTTTCAGCCTCTTGGTGCATCGTCACAATCTCCTCAAGACTCTTGCCCTTGTACTTATCGGGAATCTTGGGAGCTTCTGGTGCAGCGGCTGCTTGAGCCTGCTGTTGTTCTTCTACAGCTTCTAATTCGCTTTGCTGAGACAGGTCTTCATTTTCAATAAGAGCCATACCTAACCTTTCCTGCCCATACGGGTTCTAGGATGAATGTAATGCAATCAGGTTATTCGCCGTGAGAGGCGGCCTTCTTGCGTTCTTGTTGCTGTTTCTCCGCCCTCACACGTTCCCATCGGCTGTAAGCACCGGGAAAGTCCCCGGTAATACCTTCTAGGTTCACGCGAGGGGCAGAAACAACGCGAGTAGCAGTAGTGTCACAGTGGATGCACTTCACGCTACGGATACCATCGTCAATCAGTTTCTCAAACGAGTGTCCGTCTTCGCATACAAATTCAAACATTCGTTTCATTCTTCTTCCTCCAACTGCTTAAAGACTTCCTCGCAGGTTTGCTTGCGTCGTAAGATTAGTTCAAGAATGTCCAACTGGCCTTTCCGGAAGTAAAGGTCTTGTGTGTCCGTTACCAGTGATAAATCGTTGATGCTATCTTTTAATCGTTGCAAGTCTTCTACTAAGTCAGTCCATCCGGGTTGGATGAAGAGAGTAAACTGATTCTCGTAATACTGTTGTAAGGGTTGCTCCATTAAGGAATCCTTTGTTGTTAAAAAACAACACTATTGTTGTCTATACAGTCATTATACACGAAAAAGTGCTTGACACGCAATGTTTGACAGCGTATAATGAGTGTTTTTATGGAGGAAATTTATGTTTGCAGCAAAGCTAACACCGCAAGACCATGAGAATCTTCGTCAGTGGTTTTTAGAAGGCACCGGATACACAGAATGTGCAAAACGACTTCAAAACAAAGTTACAAAGCAGCGTTTAAAACAAATTGCACAAAAGATGGGCATCGATGCTACTTCTATTAGAATAGAAGCAAATTGGCAATCACATCAAGAAAAGATGGTTGCTAAATTTGGGGATAAATGGCAAGACGCTAAATGGCGTAGAAGTGCCATATATCAAGCGATGCGAGAAAAGTTCCGAGCCAAAAAAGCCAACGCAAACCGTACTGGGGTTGAGTTTACAATTCCATTTGGAGAGTTGACTTTTCCAACCCACTGCCCTGTTCTTGGTATTGAGATTGATTACTTTTCCGAAGGAAGACAAGAAAACAGCCCTTCTTTTGATCGTTTTGATCCATCAAAGGGTTATGTCTCTGGCAATGTAGCCGTAGTCTCTTGGAGGGCTAATCGCATCAAGAATGACGGAACAGCAGAAGAACTTCGAAAAATTGCTGATTGGATGGCTAAGAATCAATAAAGCAGGGAGGGACAAACCCTCCTTGCCTTACTGTTTTCTTGACATTTGTGCTAAAGCAATGCGTTCGTTGCTGTCAATGTCCTTCTCTTTGATTGCCAATTCAGCCAATTTCACCCGACGGGCAAAGTCAGCCGTTTCGTCATTCTCATTGAGGTTGTTAGACAGGGCAGCGATGAGCTTGGCTTGAGCCAGTTGCGGCGTAACTTGAGCTTCAACAGCGGCCTTCTGAGCCTCTGCCTGCTCCCGTGCTGCCTTAGCCTGGGATTCCTGCAACTGAGCCTGCACCAGAGCCATCTGAGCCTGTTGCTGCTGCATTGCAGCCTCTTGAGCCTGCGGATTGGGCTGAGACATCTGCTCCAGCGCCGCCAGAAGGTCACCACGGTTGCTCAGACTGCTGTTCTGGAGGATTCCACGCAGAATCAGAGGCAGAACAGGCGTATCCGGGCCTAAAGTCTGCAACAGGGCAATCATTTGCTGCTGTTCAAACTCACGGGCAAGGATGCCAAGCGAAGCAGTCGGTACAAACGTCATATCCACCGTCGGATAACGGTCAGGATCGAACTGCATGTAGCGGAAAGCAGCCTTGTTGATGAACGGAATCATAAAATCTTCTTGGAAGTTCGTCAGCGTACGCTTGTACTTCTTGATGATTCCAGCCATCGCCATGCTCATGCCACCTGCACCGGCGTCACGGGGCACATTTGAGGGCATTCCTGCACTGTCAACGGTTCCGGTGGCCTGTAACAGCATACGTTCGAAGTTCTGAGCCGCATTCATGGCATTGCCGTCGGTTTGACCGAACTTGAACGGGAACAGAATCTCGCCAGGATTGCCGTTGGTGAGGATAGCCTTACCGGGTTTAACCTCAAACTTGGCTCCACGAGGCAGGCGCGTAGCGTCCATCGCAATCATG